AAGCTGTATATTCACAGTTTATGATAAATAGATTTCTTTCAAGCTATGACTATTTAATGCCATTGCTTGATGAAGTTACTACAAAACATTTAACTGATGAACAGCATTTTACTTTATTGTATACTTGGGTAAAACATACCAAACATTATTTTAATTATAATGCTTATAAAGCAGAAAAAACAGATCCAGATTTGATAACTGCCTTAAAGAAAGAATATAAAATTAATAATCGAGAAGCTGAACGTTATAATGAATTATTAAATGATGCACAACGTAAATTTCTTCTTGATAAATGGGCAGATTATATTAGATATGTAAAAAGCAGCACTTAATGCTGCTTTTCTTTTTTATATAAAAGTTAATTAACCGTTCAAGGAATTATAGAATACCATGATAGCTGCAGCTAACTGTAATACACCATAATCACGGCTAGTATAATTCTTAATATACTTATTAAATGCCTTTGGTGAACATTTACTACTATCATTTACAATAGATTCAGGTCTATCAATAGAACCATCTTTGGATTCAACGGTTTTAAGGATCTGTTCACAAGCACCATGAATAGTCTTTTCCCAAGACTGAACCTGTTCGATTGCATCATCCATTCTATTTGCTTGGTCGAAATTATCAGCAAATGCATCTTTAATTGTAGTAATCAAAGCGTCTGCAATTTCTACTTGCGGCTTAATTGCATCACGAATTTCCTGACGAATATTCTTTTCGACTGGTTTTTCATCAAAATTTGTGTCTAAATCTGTATCTTCGACTACAATTTTGTAGTCCTTATTCATTCCAGCTACAGATTCTACGAGTTTAATGTAATCTTCTTGTGTCATAGTTAATTTCCTTTTATATATTTATAAATTTCGTTCATCAACATATTTGGTGATATTTCTGGAATTTTTATAGAATCACCAAGGTTAGTATCATGTTGTGTAGCATCCTGTTTTCCAACATTTCCTTTATGCTCAGTATCATCCTGTGTTAATGTATCACCCTTGATTTTTTTAGCCATTGTATGAGCAATACCCCAAATAGCGCCAAGGAATAAATAACAGTCTCTGTCTTTACCCTTTAAATCCTTTCCCTTAGTGCCATATTGAATGATTCCAACCAATTTTGCACAACCATTCTTCACCAAAGTTTTACCAACTTCATTATATTCCTCATTTTCAACATCATCTGGGAATATTACATGGTTTGCTAAATTTAATAAACCAGTTGAATTCGTTCCAGTTCTAGTTCCAATAATTCTTTCAGCTAAACGTGTTTCAATATCGTTGAATGTTTTTGGATTTCTAATATCGTAAACGTCTGCCTTATAATCTACTGGTAACATTGCATTATTTAAATCCAAAGTTTCAGATTTAACGCTGTTTATAAATCCTTTCGGGCTTCTATCCTGTGCAACAACACCTTTCTTTTCATCAGCTTCAACAAGCATTGGGTGAGAATTCAAATCAATAGATTCTTTCTTCTGAGCTAAGTTATTAAGAATCTTTGCAACTTCTTTAGTCAAAGAAATAATAGCCCATGTCTTAGTTAAGAATGTATAACTATTCATTTTCTTTATTTCAGAATCTATATAATCATGTGCTTTACCATCTGGATAGATTTCAAATAAGTAATCTCTTATTTCTGCACCGCTCTTATCTAATTCTTTTTTCAACTTTTCATAAGTTTCTAACCAGCTATCATTTTCTGCATGCTGATAAATAGGATTAAGCTGCTTAACAACATTCTTCATAATGTTGCTGTTTTCATCAATAAGTTTAATAAGATTGTCGCGGTGTTCCGCTGGAGTTTTACCTTTCTTTTCGTCTTTCTTTTCACCACCTTCTTTCTTAAATTCGACAACTTCAATTGCAGCCTGATTAGACTTCATCTCGTTCATATCGACTTTCGATAATGCAACAATACCATCTTTAATTGGTTTAATATCAAAGTTCTGTAAGGAATCAAATAACTTTTTAAAGATGTTTACAATACGAGTAGTTTCTTCCTTAGGATTCTTTGCGTCAGCAAGTTCCTTAAACTGGCTAATATTAACTTGAATAGAATTATTATCTTCTGCAAACAATCTATAAAGTTCACGTAAGCTCTTTCCACTACCATTATTAATCCAATCAGTATTACCCTCATTGGAACTATACTGAACTTCATCTTTCTTTCCATTGTTATTATTAGAACTAGAACCGCCTTCGCTTTCGCCTTCGCCATCAAGTTCTTCAAGGTCATCTACAGTTTCATTTTCGAAGATTTTATACTTATTCATTTTAATAGATAAGCTTTCAGTCTTTTCTTCTTGTGATGAAATATCTTCGCCAGAAGATTTTTGGTCTTTATTATTAAAATGCTTGCTGTATTCTTCTTCAGCATAATCAGCATTAAACAACAGACGGATATATTCATAAAGATTTTTAATTTCCGGCTGTAACGACATTACTTGCTTATAGTTATCAAGAACAGCAATATAATTCTTGACGTTTACATTAACTTTCTTCTTATGTTCACTATCAATTTTTTCTAATTGCTTTTTCTTTGCTTCAATTTCTTTCTGTCTGTTGGTTTCAGATTTTTCTGCTTCTTCTTCTGCTTCCTTAATTAAATTCTTTATAGAGAACTTAGGAACATAAGAACTATTTTCAGTAGGAGCAGATTCAGCTTGTTTAATTTCTGCTTTTAATTTCTTTTTCTGTTCTTCTTTCTTCTTATTCTGTTCTTCAAGCCACTTATCATAGTCTGGCTTTTCTTTCATCAACTTAGCAAGAGAATTCTTTAAGTCGTCAATTCTAGTTTGAATAACAGTTTCACTACCATTATTTTCACTATTGAATGTTGCAGTCTTTTCATTAATCTGACCAATCTTACCATTAGCAAGAACCTTATAAAGATTTGCTAAACCAGTAATTACAGCAGCAAAAGAGATTGCCATAGCTTCTTGATGTTGATCTTCTTCTGCATACTTCTTGATAAGCTTATCAAAATCTTCTGGTTTCATATTTACCAAAGATTTTTTCATTTGCTTCATACCTTCGCTAATATCATCGCAAATACGCTGATAAATCTTACCACCTTTTTCAAGAGCATCAATCATTGTAAGAATCAACTTAGGACCGAAGTTGAAAATATCCCAACCATGAACACCCTCAACACCAGGAGTTCCTTGACGAATCTTATCTGTAATAGCTTTCAAATCTTCATGATTTCTAATAAATGCAGCTGGACCACCTACACCCCAAGCCTTACCATTTCTATGTTCAATTTCATTGGTAATCGGATTTCGTATTCCTTTCTTAGCAAGTTCAGGGTCACGTTCTAATTCTTGATAATCTTCTACACCTTTTTCAAATGCACTACGAAGTTTTTCATACCATAACTTATACTGTTTTGGATATTTTTCAGCAACAGCTTTAGCCTGCTTCAATGCAGTATTAATATTCTTACTGAATTCATCGATAGATTTCGGGCAAACAACATCTGTATTCTTTTTCTTATTCTCAGATTCATCGGCTTCAAATAGCATATTCATTATATAGTTTAATCCACTATAATAGCTATCTCCCATCATTTCGCCTTCATCATCTTTTTTGATACCTTCAATATCATTAGTACCAGCAGAACGGATAGAGTTAATAACGTTCTTTGCAGCGTCAATCTTCATCTTTGGTTCAAGTGTCATGAACTGTGTAAGATAGTCATCGTCTTCACGTCTTCCACCAGGAGCTGCACCAAAACAACCCTGCATTATAAGCTTAATTTTATCTGCACCAATTTTTGTATCTGCATCAGCAAGTTTACTTACACACTTACTGCTATAAAATACCATTGCTTGACCGAATTTTTCATATTCATCAACTCCAGCTACACGGTCATCATTATATCTGCTTGCACGACTTGTAAGCTTTGCACCTGGGTCTTCAAGTTTTGGAATAAAGTAAGTTCTAATATAACCTTGACGTTTTGCATTATCTAGCTTATCAAGGCATTTTTCAATTTCTTCTTTCCATGTCTTCTGATGTCCATCTTTAATCTTGGACATAATCTGGCGGAATTCATCACTTGGCTGGTTGGAGTTACTATCAATAGTATAGCTGATAGATTTACCACCCTTACCTTCACTCGTTCCATCACCACCATAAGTAAAGGTTCTTTCTGGCTGTTGACCTGGACGGTTAATATTATTCAAGAATTTTACAAATCGATTTTGGTCTTTATGAATACCTTCCAAATCACTTAAAATGGTATCAATCGTAATATTTGACTTACCATCTTTCTTTTCTTCAGCTTCGAGTAGTTCTCTAAATTTCATATTTTAAACTCCAACTACAGACTTTTTATTATCATAAAAATAGTTAAACTTAGATTGTTTTGCGAATTCACTAAACATATCGGATGCAGCATCAAGAATCAAATTCTGACATAATAGAAATACGTGTGGCACATAAAGATATTCTTTCTGTTCTGCTTCTGGAAGGCTCTTTACATACTTTTCCAAATCTTCCCTATAAAGAACTTCTCCATATACTTCCATAATACGGTCTAATTCATCATCTGT